ATAGATATACTAATTAATAACTTGCCATACAGTGAACGAGCAGTGCTTGCAGATGCACGGACCCAAGCATGGTTTCAAACGTATCCACGATTACAAGAAGCACCTAGACAAAGCAGAGCAACTATGGATGCTAGTAATCGTGCTAATGCGTTAATACATGGAAGAAGGTGATTAAAGTATTAGTTCTTTATAAAATAAAATAATATAGCATAAAATAATATAATATAGCATAAAATTAAATTATATTTTATTATATAATATAATATAGCATAAAATTAAATTATATTTTATTATATAATATAATATATTATATATGCCTTCACAAACACGTAGATTATCTTCAAGAGAAAGATCGGCTGCTAAAAAAATTCAAACCAAATTTAGAAATAGAAAAACTAAAATGCAACAAAGAACAAATGCAAGTCGTAAAATTCAATCAAGAGTTCGGGGAAGACAAACTAGAAAAGTAATAAATAGAGAACAAAATACTAGTACAACAATTAATGATTGTCCAATATGTTTTGAACCGTTGACTAATGATACTAATGTTCGTATTGCATTACCTTGTGGACATAGATTTCATGAAGAATGTATAAGACAATCATTGACTAGCACACGTGGAAGATGTCCACTTTGTAGGATAGATGTAACTAATGTACGTTATCCTTCTATACAACAAGCACAAGCACAAGCACAAGCACAAGCACAAGCACAAGCACAAGCACAAGCACGTGCACGATCACAAGCAATATTAGACCCAAGACAACGAAGACAATATATAGTACAACGTCTACAACAAGTTGAAATGCTAGAACAACGCATGGCAGATCTACCAGAACTACCCGAAATTCCAAATATGACTCAAGCATTACATATTCAATATAATATACGCCAAATTGTAGATGAAATACGAAGGCTATTTTATGAAGCTTCTGAAAATTATCGGAACTATAGAAATGTTAGAATAGATAATAACCCAGTTGATCAAGATGTTACTAATATGTATTATATGACGTCTGATTTATTAAATCGTGCGCAAGTGCTTAGGAATAATGTTACGCGTATTGTAGATGAACTTGGTAATGAACTTGGTAATGAGGAAACTCCAGACCTTATGTAATGTTTTACAATATTTTATGGTTTATAGATTTACAGTATAATATTATATTATATTATATTATATTATATTATATTATATTATATTATATTATATTATATTATATTTATAATAATATGGAATTTGTAACTACTTATCGAACGCGTCGGTCATCGCGACTAAGAAGTTCGGCGGCTAAAAAAATTCAAAAACGGTTTAGGGGTAAACAAACCAGAAAACAAGTAATTAAGCTAAAATCAAGTCGTAAAATTCAGGCAAGAGTTCGAGGAAAACAAACTAGAAAAGTAATGAATAGAGTAAAAAGTACTATGGCAACAGTTGACGATTGCCCAATATGTTTTGAACCTATGACTAATGATACTAATGTTCGTATTGCATTACCTTGTGGACATAGATTTCACGAAGATTGTATAAGGCATTCATTGACTAGCACTGGTGGAAAATGTCCAATTTGTAGGAGAGCTGTAACTAATATACCTTATCCTTCTATAGAACCAGAACCAGAACCTGAATACGAACCACTAATATTAGATCCAATATTACGAAATGCTAGACAATATATAATACAACGTGAAATAGAATTATTAGAAAACGAAATTGAAGAACTAAGACCACAACTACCTGACCCTCCAGAAATTCCAAATATAAATTTTAATGATTCATTATATAATCAATATAGTGCAGACCAAACCGAATATTATGCGCGTAGACTCTATGACCAAGCGCACTATAATTACAGTAACTATTTACGTTTAAATATAGATGATGAAGCACTTGAACAAGATGTTAGTAATATGCGGTATACAACTTATAATTTATTAACACGCGCAACAAATAATGCGCGTAACGCTCAAAGAATTGTAGACAATATTGGTAATGTTGAGTTTGCCGAGTATAGGTAATATTTCAATAGTTTTATATAATATAATATATTATATTATATATTTATATATATATAAATAAATATATAATATATTATATTATATATTTATATATATATAAATAAATATGCCTTCTCAAACACGTAGTTCATCGCGACCTTCTCAAACACGTAGTTCATCGCGACTAAGAAGTGCCGCAACACGAATTCAAACACGCGTTAGAGGTAAACAAACAAGAAAAAAAACAAGAGCTATCAAGATAGCTAAGAGAAATTTAGAAATAACTAATGAATGCGCAATATGTCTTGCTGAAGTGCTACCAAACGAAGCTATTACATCTTTACCATGTGGTCATAGATTTCATACTGAATGTATAATGCGTAGTTTACGCGCAGGTAATGCCAATTGTCCGCTATGTAGGACTATTATACCTAATAACGATTACGCACATTTAGCTAATCCAAATATGACATATGAAGAGGCACTAGTTGCTAGAAATAGCGCACAAGAAGAACGTAGATTAGCAACACAAGCATATAATAATGCCACAGAGGACACAAGTAACTACGAACGAGCTAATATGAGTCGAAGACTGCGTGGTGTAAACTCACCAACTTATATTAGATTACTTCAAGTTGAAGAAGATGCTAGTCATGCATTAGCACGTGCACAAGATAGTGTTGACCGTTATATGGATGCTATTAGGCGTTTGTCCGGTTAGAAAATGAGAGAATTACAAATATTATATTATTATGTTGCTATAAGTTAATAATAATATACTATAATTAAATGACTAATACACAAAAAAATAAAAAAAAGTATAATAATACCAAAAATTACGATTTAGTAATAATTGGTGGAGGCATAGCAGGTCTTTATACTTTATATAAATTGTCTAAACAGTTTACTAATCTAAAAATATTATTATTAGAATCTGGAGAGCGTTATGGTGGGCGAATATATTCGTATAAAGAAACTATAGATGGCGAAGAATATGTAATGGATTTAGGAGCAGGCCGCTTGGGTCATCATCATAAACTTATAAATACTTTAATTAGTGAACTTGGTCTAAAACCAAAAATTATAGACATACCAAATACTAAAACGTATATAGAAGTAGCCGAAAATAACAAAGCGCACGAAAAAACGCAATACAAAGACACTATTATGGCTAAATTATACAAATTTTTTCTTAGTCCACTAGTTTCCAAATTAGGCAAGTCAGCATTGCAAAAGTTTTACTTATATGAATTACTTACAAAATATATGTGTGCTTCATTCTCTCAAAAAGTGGCTTCTGTTTTTGAATATTCTTCAGATTTAAATGAATTAAATGCTTATGATGCAATTGGCTATTTTAAATATGACTATAATAAAGAATCTACTTTTTTTACATTAAACGGGGGATTAGGACAAATTATAGACCATTTATTGATGGCTATAAAACAAACGGAGGGTTATAAGCGCAATAATATAAATATGTGTAATCTCTCACATGTTGAAAATGTAACTTATAATGCTAATGCCAATTTATTTACTATAAGTGTTTCCAATTATAAAACTTCGAACAAGGAAACATACTATTGTAGCCATTTAATATGTGCTATACCTAAACAGAGTTTAGAAAGTTTAACCATTTTTAAACCGCTGTTGAGAGATTTAGACTCAATAAATCCCATTAATTTGGTGCGCATTTTTGAAGTTTATAAAACTGAAAATGGAGAATCATGGTTTAAAAATATTAAAAAAACAATTACAAATAGTAAAGTTCAATTTGTAATTCCTATTAATTCTAATAATGGATTAATTATGTCGAGCTATAGCGATTGTGCTAATGCTAGATTTTGGAATAATTTATTGGCAAAAAAGGGGCTTGATTATGTTAAGCAAACGCTTAATAATACATTAAATCTAGTGTTTAGCGTATATAATATAAGTGTTCCGTCTAGTAAATACATAAAACTGTATTTTTGGGACGCTGGTGTTGCCAATTGGAAGAAAAATGTTGATTCTGATTATTTGAGTTATAAATTAATAAATCCTTTGCCAAATGTTTATATTATTGGAGAGAATTATTCTAAATATCAGGCATGGTGTGAAGGCGCATTAATGACATCTGAAAATTGTATTGCTAAACTCATTCCTATTTTAGAACATACTAAGACTAAGACTAAGACTAAGACTAAGACTAAGACTAAGACTTTAAAACATACACGCAAACAAGGAACTAATAAAATAGACGCTAATAAAATTGGTGGAATTAATAAAAAGAAAGCGTTTACACTTGCTGAAATCAAAAAGCACAATAAAAAGGGGGATGCGTGGACGCTAATTGAAAATAAGGTTTATAATATCAGTTCTTGGATTCCAAAACATCCTGGAGGAGAGATTATTATGCAAGCCGTCGGCAAAGACGCAACGCAACTTTTTAACGCACGCGGCCATCCTAGTTATGTAAAAAAAACAATTTTACCAAAATATTATATTGGAACTCTTAAAAAATAATAGCTTATATACTATATTGTAAATAATATACTATGTATATTATATAAAATGAGCTTATTATATTTGCCAATGAAATATGTTAATATAATGCATATATTAATTATTGGTGCGTCATTAATATATATTAGTTATTATCAAAGTAAAACACCATTTTGGATTTATTATTTGTTAATAGTGTTGAGTTTAGGCATAGTGTTATTTGTTCCAATTCCCAATTTAGATCTAACTAATTTTAGAAATTTACTTTATATAGCTCATTATATTCTATTTATTCCTGGGTTTATAGCAGTTGCATATTTTGGATTGCATAATAAGCTAACTAAAGATAGTTATGTTGCATTAGGATTTATTGGAACATTTGTTATAATGTATCATTTATATAAACTATTATTTCGCATAATGTAAGCATATATTATATTATATTTTTATATTTTTTAATATATACGGGTAAAACGTCGAAAGTTCTCCAACATTTAGGAGATTATTTTTAAATGATGTAAGAGCTCGACAAGCATTAGCAAGAGCAGAAGAATATGTTATTAGGCATTCATAACTTATTAATATTTTGATAAATTACACCCAAATATAAATAATTAACTTATTAACTTATTATAATATATTATAATATATTATATATTATATAAGTATGCCTTCTCAAACACGTAGATCATCGCGTTTAAGAAACTCGGCAGTTAATCCTTCTATAGAAGAACAAGAACAAGAAGAACAAGCACAAGCACGAAATATAGGATTAGGAGAGTTAGAAACGCGAAGAAGAGAACTAGAAGTACAGTTAAGACCTTTAAGATTACAAATAACTGACCTTAGAATTCAACACGATGTTGCGCATTCGCGCATGCAGGAAGATGCGGACCGATATGAGCAAGCGAGGTTTGCAGCAAATTACCGAGGACCTGATTCTGCCACAGAAAGAAGTTTGAGACAAACCGCTGAAGCCGCGGAGCTTCGACGGGAAGGGGATAATGTAAAACGACACTATACTAATAACACTACTAATAGTGAAGCATCTAGAAGTTCTGTAGCACGAGTCCAACAACTGCAAGTAATATTAGATGAAAAACGTATTGAAGCATATACTGCTTTAGTAGAACAAAGAGACATAGCTTATCGTGACTATACTGCTTCATATAACACATTCCTGTCATTTTGGAGACAAATGGGTGCTTTAGTATTACAAAGAACAATATTAGAAGAAGCTATTCGTGATATAGAAAATGAAGAAGAGGTATTAATTAACGGACGCGGCAAGAAAAGACAACATCGTGCTACATATAAAAGAGGCAAAAAAGGTAAAAACACTAGAAAAAAAAGACTATAAAAACTATAAAACAAAACTAGAAAATATTATATTAGTCTAATATAATATAATATGTCTAGTATTAATACTAATGATCGTAGAATCTCTATAATGCGTTTAAGATCCGCTACTCAAAGACAAATAGCAAGACAAAACACGCCAAGTGCGCTAGCCCGACGTACACGCATTTTAGAAACACAAAGAACCAATTTAGCAAATATTATTAGAGAACTAGAAACGGATTTAAGACAACAACGACAAGCACTGGCCGTACTAACTATTGAAGTTGACCGCGCACTAAGTCGTAGAGAAGATGAGCGTGAACACTATGAAATTGTAAAAGAAGAACGAGATAATTTAAGGCGCACTATTATTCATACTTTTAGGCAAACTGACTTAGGCATGGAATATAAAGAATTAAAGCAACGCTATGATGAACTTGTAAAAAATAGAGGTATAGATACTGAAAATATAAAAACAAGATTTGATACTATTAGTAATATTTTAATAAAACAAGTAGAGTCTGGTCTTGCTTCTATTATAGTAAAAAAAAATTTAGCAAAAGAAATTTATAGGACAGCAAGCGAACACCATTATAGTTTATATCAAAGTCAACAATATATAATAGGAGTCATAAGCAACCTTGAGCGTAAACTTGAAAAAGCAATTAATCGTGATAGAGAGTTAAATCAAGCACATGGTAACAGACAATATCACACTAGACATAAAAGAGGCAAAAAAAGAAAACACACAAGAAAAAGAAGACCATAAAAACTATAAAAATCAAATCTATAGTATAATATATTATTATATATTATACTATATTATATTTTATAATATGAGTGAAAGAAGAGTATCATCACGACCACACCAACCAAGTTTAGCCTATAGAAGACGCAGACTATTTAGAGAAATAACAAAATTTAGAACTATAATAGCTAAATTAGACAATGACATAAGTAGATTTAGTGAGCGAGCAACATTAGCAAATAACACGGCTGCTAGTGCTAGAGAACGAATACACTATTTAACTCAAGAAATAACGCGAATTAATCAAGAAGAACTGGATGGTAATTTTGGAAATACATATGCTAGGTCGTTACGCCACTATAATGATTATACTAGAACCAATCCCACTGATGTTGAAGGTATAAGAAGTCGTTATACTGAGGCAACTCGTCTTCATAGTACTACTAATGCTGCTATTCAAGAAATTATTAAACCACTAAGACTAGAAGCACAGTCATTGTTACGAACCTTAACTAGAGCACAAAAAAAGTATACAACTTTAAATGAGGACATAGTAACATTAACGCGACAAAAACACGATTTACAAAACGAACTTGATGAAATGAATAGCGAATATCTATCATTAAATATAAATGAAAATATTGCACGTGGTAAAAAACAGCATCGTTCTACATATAAAAAAAGGAAAAGAGGGCAAAAACGCTAGAAAATGATTTATTAACTTATTATACTATATTATAATATATTATAATAATATATGTCAGATAGTAGTGAAGATTCAACACCAAGAAGAACAAGAAGAACAATAATACCAAGCGCACAACATAGAAGGCGCACACTATTTAAAAAAATGGAAAAATTAGGAACTAAATTAGCTAAATTAAATAACAAAATAAGTAGTCTTACTCAAGAATTAACATTACTAAATAGCAGGCTTAGTACTATTAGAGAACGAATACAGTTTTTAACTATAGAAATAAATCGACTTACTCAAGAAGGAATGAATGGTAATCTTGGAAACGCATATGCTAGGTCGCGTCGCAATTCTGATGAATATAGAGTGTCCAATCCAAATGATAGGGAAGGTATAAGCAGTCGTTATGATGATTCTAGTAATATTCATAGAACTACTATTGCTGCTATTCAACAAGTTATTAGACCAACAATTGAAGAAGCAGAGACCGCATTACGAACCTTAACTGAAACAAAAAATAACTATAGAACTTTATATGCTCGTAGAGAAAAATTAATGAGTGAAAGAGATGAATTACAAAATAATCTAGATGACTTGCGTAGACAAGATAGAGAGTTAAATCAAGCGCATGGTAAAAAACAACATCGTTCTAGACGTAAAAAAGGAACAAAACACTAATAATTTTGTTAACTCATCAACGTATTAACTCATCAACGTATTAACTCATCAACGTATTAACTCATCAACGTATTATAATATTATAATATTATAATAATATTATAATATATATATATGCCTGATATTATTGAAAACCCACAAATAAGTGTTGTTCCACTAAGATTACCTATAACAACACGACTAAGACCAACAACACTTATGCAAAGAATGCCCGCATATAGAGGCTATGTGTTGACAAGAAGAAGACGGGATTTAGCAAAAGAAATAAACACTTTAGACGCACTAATAATATCCAGTATGCGCAAACAAGATGAAGTTAGAGCACAATTAGAACTCGCAAATAATCATAGAAGCGACGATGCTATGCGACTGCGTGATTTAACAGATATACTAAGACGTAATTCAATAAGAAGTCAAATGGAACAATCAATACAAACAGACATTGGACAACGTGAGCGTGTAGTAGAACGCCTACTCGCCGAATATGCAGTCAATGGATCATATCATATTGAAACAATAGAACGCTTACGAAGAGAACTTTATTCTCTTAATGACGCAATGTACGCTAATACCCAAACACTTCTTGCACCTTTACAAGAAGAAAGAGCATTAGCACAAAGAACTTACGATGAAGCATATCACACGTATTATACTTTAGATCAACAACTAATTGACCTCTCAATGACTATAAATGATTTAGAAGTAGCGCGCGAGGAGTTGGCAAGACAAAGCGATGCGTTAAACGTGGGACACGGAAGAAAAAAACAAAGGACAAAAGTAAAAAGGAAAAAAGTAAAAAGGTAAAAAGGTAAAAAGGTAAAAAGTAAAAAGGTAAAAAGTAAAAAGGAACAAAACACATAAAAGCGTAAAGTTATAAAAAACTATAAAAACTATAAAAACTATAAAAACTATAAAAACTATAAAAACTATTAAAAAAACTATTAAAAAACTATAAAAACTATAATATATTATATACTATTATATTAATAGCACATGCCAGATACTATAGGAGAAGCCGCATCACTGCGACAACTAGCGGCAATAAGAAGACGAACTTTAACAGGAATAAAACGATCATTATTTAGAGAAAGAAATGACTTAACAACACGATTACTAACATTAAAGGATGAACTAAGAACTATTGATATTAATCTAATTGATGCAAATGCTGAGATTGTTACTATTAGACAACGTTTGCAGACTGCTACTCAAAGAGCAACAATTGAAAGAACACTGGCTACACGAGAACAAACGCAAGGTAATATTGGATACACACATCGTAGTGCACGAAACGCCTATGATGATTATAGAAATGCGTATCCAGGCGATAGTGACGGTATACTTGAACGTTACAATCGCTATATTGGTATTAGTGGCTTGATTCACGCTAATAGTCAAGAACGTGTTAGACCATTAGTTGACGAAAGCAATCGGGTACTACAAAGTATGCTGGCAACAGAAGAATCATTGATTGATTTAAATACACGACGAACTGATTTAATACAAGAAATAGCTGAACTAGAAGCAAGACTTAGTATATTGAATAGACAAAGCGATGAGTTAAATCAAGCACAAGGTAAAAAAAGAAGACATAAAAAAGGAACAAAAACTAAACGCGGAGGCGCATGGACTTTAAAATATAAAAGGTCTATAAATTGTATGCGTCCAAAAGGATTCTCTCAAAAACAATATTGTAAATATGGAAGAAAAAGTAAAACAAGTAAAAAAATATAAGTGTATTATAAGTTTTCTATTTTATATTTTCTATTTTATATTTTCTATTTATATACTATATATAATTTATAATATATAGTATATATATATAGTATAGTATGTCTCCAGTTAATCTTACAGCAAGAGACTTATTTGGATTTCTAAAAGCCAGATTGGATAAACTAAAAAATGATATATCAGTTGTTGCTGGTTTGCATCGGGGGAATGATGTTCCACATATGATAGAAACTATAACACATGTTAATGGAATTATTATAACACATGTTAATGGAATTATGAAGAAGGAAATAGAATTTATTTTTGACCATTGGATGCCTTTTTATCATAATAGTAGAGATCCTCTTTCTAGACCGGCTATGAAAGTTTATGATGTACTATTAAATATATTGACAGTTAAAAATAATATTTTAGCTTTAGCTCCTTCTGTTAATAATGAAACTGTAGCACTATTACTTACTGAATATAATAGACTTAATACTTTAATACCTATTGCTATTGCTGAATTATATGTTCTTAATCAAGTATCAATTGATGAAGGCGTTGACCCTCCCGTCCCGCCGCCTCAGCCTCCACAAGGAAACCAAGTACAGCCTCCTGATATGGCTGCGGCTAAAATTTACTTTAAAACATATAGAAAAAAACATAGAAAACCAAGAAAATCAAGAAAACCAAGAAAATCAAGAAAACCAAGAAAATCAAGAAAATCAAGAAAGTCAAGAAAGTCAAAAAAATAATATGGTGTTACAATATAAAATGTCTCATCTAAGTTCGCCAATGTCAATTGCCATTATGATTTTTTACTCGTTATTAACATTCTTTGTTGGTCCATTTATAACTAGACCCTTTTTAAAAGAGCACCCCGACCACTGTGTAGCAGGATTTTTAGTAGGTTTCACAATTAGCATACTTTTGTGGATGAAAGTAGGAAGACACTATTCAAAATAGTCTACTATAAATAGTGTAGTAAAATAGTGAACTATAAATAAAAATAAAAATAAAAATAATTAACTAAATAGTTATTTTTATTTGATTTCATTATTTGATTTCATTATTTAGCAATATTTAACAATATTTAACAATTTTTATGTTTAAACAAATTTTGTCATAACTTTCAGCAAAATATATATCATTGATGCAAATAAAATGCTATTAAAAATGTACCCATATAAATTAGGATTGCCATCAATCTTAAACATAAATGGTAATAAATTTTTATTATATCTTTTAATAGCTGGAAGTTGAAATAAAAAATATACAAGTGCTATTATTAATGGAAGCTGTGCTTCGTTATATAGCATATCATAAAAATTAGCATTACGCGCTTTTCTATTATTTTCTTCAATTAAGTAATCGGGTGTTTCATTATTTTTAATATAGTCTTCTTGTACTTGTGGTGGTGGTATGTAATTGGCTTTTATTTGTTCATCATTTGAAATCTGTATAGAATTATTTGGAATATCTCGTGATGGCAATGAAGTTGAACCATTTAAACTGGCTTTTTGTATTTGATTTACAAGCTCATTATAGTTTGGTTGTTGATTTAGCACACTATTTTCCATAGTTATTTGATTGCTGTGATTGCTGTGATTGCTGTTTTGTTGCATTGGATTTTGTGTGCTGTATGTTCCGCTTGGTATAAATTGATTAATAGCAGGACCGGGCATTTGACTGTTTTGATTTGAAATAATTTCATTTTTATTTAAAACAATGTTTTGTGGTTGTTGTTGTTGCATTAATAGTTGTTGTTGAACACTATTTATTTGCATATTAGAATTTGGATTGGGATTAGGCAATTCATTTATATAGGTTAAACCACTTGAAGACATTAATTAATATAAACACCTAAATATTTATTGAATTAAAAACGCAATTAGCAAAAATAATATTGTTTGTATATGTTTTAATGTTTTAGTCAATTTCTTCCATATTACTTTCTTCGTCTTCTTTATCTTCTTTATCTTCTTTATCTTCTTTATCTTCTTTGTCTTCTTTATCTTCTACGTCTTTTACGTCTTCTACGTCTTCTTTATCTTCTTCGTCATCAATAGAAAGACTCATTTCAATAATACGATTAATACGATTTACAAATGTAGATGGCTCTTCAAGACTAAATCCACTGTTAATAAGAGATGATTCAAACATTAGGTTAATTAAATCTTTTACACTGTTTGCCTTTCGTTGGTCACTTAGTTGCGTGTTTAATGCTTTAATAATAGGGTGTGTGGGATTAATTTCCATTGTTTTTTTAGATTCCATATATGAAGTCATATTTGGGTCGCGTAATGCTTGTGCTTTCATAATTCTTTCCATATTAGCAGACCACCCAAACTCACCTGTTACTAACACGCATGGGCTAGTAACAACACGTTCACTTAGTACAACTTTTTCTACCTTGCTTCCTAAAATAGATTTAATAGTAGTTGTTAATGGTTTAAACTCTTCGACACATTTCTCCCATGCGGTTTTATCCTCTTGGTTTTCTTCAAATGTTACACCTTCTTTGGTAACACATACTAATTGTTTTCCTTCATATTCTTTTAATTGTTGAACACAATATTCATCAATCGGTTCAGTCATAAATAATACATCAAAATTACACTTTTTACATTTTTCAATAAAAGGTGAGTTTTCAACAGCTTTTCGTGATTCGCCAGTAATATAGTAAATAGCTTTTTGAGTTTTACTCATAGCTTCTACATATTGTTTAAATGAAATCATAGTAGCACCGGATTTTAAACTATGAAACATAAGCAGTTCCGCTAATTTTTCGCGATTTGAAGTATCTTCATGAATACCGAGTTTAATATTTTTACTATATTGCTCATAAAACTTTTGGTAGTCTTCAGGTGTTTGTTTAATTTCAGCAAATAATTCTAAACACTTTTTAATAATGTTTTTCCTAATTACTTTTAGAATTTTGTTTTGTTGTAGCATTTCACGAGAAATGTTTAGAGGCAAATCTTCGGAATCTACAACACCTTTTACAAAGCCTAGCCACTCAGGAATCAATTCATCACAGTTATCACTAATAAACACGCGACGTACATATAATTTGATTGCTCCTTGTTTCTTTGTTTTTGGTTCAAAAATATCATATGGTGCACGTTTTGGAACAAATAATAAACACTTAAACTCAAGTTGTCCTTCAACTGAAAAATGTTTGACTGCTAAATATTCTTCCCAATCATTTCCTAATGCTTTGTAAAACTCAACATATTCATTTTTTGAGACGCTGTCAGGGTGTTTAGACCAAATTGGTTTTTGCTTATTTAATAATTCGAACTCGTTATGAACCTCTGTAATTGTTTTCTTAGGTTTCATTTCTTCTTTTGTTGTATCTTCTTTTAGATCTTCAATTTCAGGTTCATCAATGTCTTTGTCTTCTTTGTCTTCTTTGTCTTCTTTGTCTTCTTTGTCTTCTTTGTCTTCTTTGTCTTCTTTGTCTTCTTTGTCTTCTTTGTCTTCTTTGTCTTCTTTGTCTTCTTTGTCTTCTTTGTCTTCTTTGTCTTCTTTGTCTTCTTTGTCTTCTTTGTCTTCTTCTTTTTCAACTTCGTCATCTTCTACTTCTTTTGTTACTGTTTTTTCAACACTAAGACTAATTGGGTAATTAATAAATTCAGAATGTTTTTTTACTAACTCTTTGATACGATTTTCTTCTAAATATTCAAGCTGGTCTTCTTTTAAGTAACACACAATTTTTGTTCCACGACCAAGTTGTTCATTGCCAGTATCTTTTTTAACAGTAAAAGACCCACCAGCATTAGATTCCCATACATATTGTTCATCATCATTATGCTTTGATGTAACAACAACGCGTTCGCTCGTTAAATATGTTGAATAAAATCCTACTCCAAATTGCCCAATTAGATTAACATCACCACTTGATTTCATTGCCTCCATAAATCCTTTAGTCCCCGACTGAGCAATAGTTCCTAAATTTGTAATCATATCCGCTTTTGTCATACCAATACCCGAATCAATAATAGTTAATGTTTTATTTGTCTTATCTGGAATAATATTAATATACATTTCTGTATTTGTGCTTAGCACGTCTTTATTTGTTAATGATAAATGTCTAACTTTATCAAGGGCATCAGATGCATTAGAAATTAATTCACGTAAAAAAATCTCTTTATTTGAATAAAATGTATTAATAATTAATGACATTAATTGATTAATTTCGGCTTGAAAAGCAAATGTTTCAACATCAGAATGATCAGACATAGTCTTCTACTGTTATAATTTGTTTTGCTTTTATATTATTTTCATAAATATATTTTGTGAAAATAATAATTTACAATAATTTACAATAATTTATAATAATAATATATACATTATAATATATACATTATTATTATAAATTATGATTAACAATGTTGTAAAAAATTTACTACATACTAATCTTGGAAAAATTATATTGTCAGTATTATTAGGTTTAGGATTATCAACACTGTTTAGACAAGTATGCAATTCTAAAGATTGTTATAAATTTATAGGTCCAAAGCACAATGAATTACGTGATAAAATTTTTGCTAGTGACAGCACTAAAACAAAATGTTATAGTTTAGTAGAAGAACACATTCCATGTGGTTCAAAAAGTAAAACTCTTGAATATTCAACTGATTTTAGTTAATTTAACGGCAAATTTTCTATTTTGCTTTTATCAGTTGGACATTTTACATCTTTCACTTTGTATTCAAAACAATTTTCTGCTTCGTCTTTATATTCTATTTTATCTATATTATAGCGGGATGGATATACTATTACTCTTCTATTATAGTCAATATAGTAAATATACAGTAATCCCAATAAAAATGTTATTAAAAACACACTAATATTTATATATTTTGTTATAGAGTTTAGAAACTTAAATGCTATCATTTTATGTATATTATAATACTTTATAAAACTTTATAATACTTTATAAAACTTTATAAAACTTTATTTTTTAGTTATTTCAAGCATTAAATCTTCAAATGAATAAGTATTTTGAAATAATATATAGTTGTCTTCTTCATTTTTTTCAACATAACATGATTTATATTTTAAATTCATTAACTCTTTTCCAATAAGAGAGAGTTTGGTTTTGTGTATTTCCATAGCACTTATTAAATATACAACTTCACCCGAAGATTTATATAGTTCAAGAGCTTCACTGTATTGTTTTTTATTAAGTTCAAACTCTGTTGTTTTTTCATAAATCATTGTTTTTAATTCTTCATTACTTGTTATTGAGTCATATAAATTCACTAAATTATTATAACTTTCTTGACTATTATTTAATTCGACTTTTAATGTCTCAAATAACTCAACTGCTTTTTCTTCTTCTATATAATTAAATAAAAAATCCAGCTTTGTAGATATAATGTTTTTTTTATAGTTCACTATTTCATGAGAAGATTTTACTAATTGATTGTTAATTTCCGCAAACTGTTTTCGTTTTATTGTCATATCTAAATTACATGGATTTGTTCTATTCCCACAAGTAGCCCGCAATAACTCTGGTGTCTCTTTAAAAATGGTTCCCCCATCTGCTTTGCAATTAACACATTTTGGCTTATATTTGGCCAATGTTTGTTTTTTTTCATTATAATCTATGGCCTTATTTCCAATTAATTCATTAATTTTTTTTCTCTTAAACTCTTCATATTTTGTTTTTAATTTATAATATTGTTCTAATTCATCATAATACGATTTTAATGAATTTGTATCCATAGTTATTATAATATAAACTTATAATTTAGAAACATTTAAAAAAAATGTTTTAAATGTTTTAAATGTTTTAAATGTTTTAAATGTTTTAAGAAAAGTAAACCGCTTTATGTAATAAATTAGCTTCAGGATGATTGCCATAATCAGGTAAATTTGTTATCATATTGTTTCTAATTTTTTGCTGGTCATCAAGATTTTGACGATTATAATAAACTAATTTTGACATTATGTATTGTTTATCTTTCAATGACTTTTCATAATAAGATTTATAATTGTTTGCTCCCTTATAGCGAGTATATAATAATATAGCCAAAATTGAACAGAAAGCAAAAAACATCATAATATTGTAGTAAGTATTATAATTTTTTTGCTTATATTTATTGCAACCTTTTAGTACTTCTTTAAAAAATAGTTTAACACTATTATCTACTAATTTTGGATTGTCTGTGTTAGCATTTACAGAATTTGAGCCATTTTTTGCTGAATTATATTTTAAATTAGTATAATCAAGTATATTAAAATTCATTATACTAATATACTAATTAGTTTTTATAATTTAATATTATGTTTTTATTTATTTTATATTATATTAATACATTTATATAATATAATATAAATAAGATGTCTACAACTGCTGCGCCTGTTCCTGTTCCTGGAAGTGCTTTAATATTTTTTTTTTTTATAACTTTGGGCTTTACACTTTTTACATTAATTAGTATACAAAATGCTAGGTCAATTGAATCTATGGAAAAAGCAAAAGATAGTAGTCTCTTAAATATTATATATATATGTATATTAGTAATAGGCTCATATTTTATAAATACAACAATCTCAAAAGCATTATGTAATAGTCAAAGTATACAATGGACTAATATTTTATTAGCTACACTATTACCGTGGATTGTTATCTTTTTTTCTTTATATGTGGTTTTAAAATTGTTTCCCGGATGGATATCTCCATTTTCTAATACTATTGGATATTTAGTAATTAGTATTTTAGGTGTTGAAAAAACGCTAACAGAAATACTTAATGATGAAAACAATACTGATGGTGATGTAGCAAAAGCTATTGCTAATATTAAAAATAACAAATCAAATTTTATTAATCAAATAGATATTGATCGTACAAATTTCAATAGTTTTATTACCTCATTAATAAGTGCTGGAATTATTACACTTAAAAACCCCGCAGCTACCGATAGAGAAAGTGAATCTACCGAATTTGCGGAAAATCCTAATGAAAATACTAATGAAAATAATCCTAATATTCAAAACTTGTATAAACTATTAATTATAAAAAATGTACTTGGAAAAATTACATGGTATGCTTTAGCTGGTGTATTAGTTACTTCAGTTAGCTATAATTATATAATAAATATGTCTTGTGAAAAATCGCTAGAAGAAATTCAAACTGATTTGGACAATGCTGAAGCAGCCGGCGTTGATTATGTGGAAAATACAGATTAAGCTATGTGTTTATTATAATTTATATAACATAATATGCCAAAATATATAAGTATTGCTAAAATAATTACCATTAACCATAATGGCAATATTGTTTTGTTTTTATAGCCTATTCCAAACTCCCGAGGCTTTCCATTTTTATCAAACATTAGTGTTGGTTTATACAGTAATAATATTGCAAATAATATTAAAAATAGAATCAACGATACTAACATTATATTGTTGACAATAAATAGTCTTAACATACTTAATATTATATATTATTTATAATATTAAATAATAACCCTTATATTTTATATTTGTTTTTGAATTTTTGAATTTTTTGAATTTTTTGAATTTTTTGAATTTTTTGAATTTTTATAGTTATAATAGTGTTTTAGCCCTAAATAATTAGTGCTTGTGTTATACTATAATTTTGTTGAACAGTCTTTAAATTGTTTTATTATATATTTATTATATATTTATTATATATTTATTATATATTTATTATATATTTATAATATATTTATAATAATATATATTAGCCGGCTTCTACATTAACTAAATTAGTCTGTATAGTTGGAGTTCTTGAATTAGTAATAATTTGAGTTAATATTTGCTCATGTCGTCTTTCAAATCTAAGTCTTTCTCTTATATGCCTATCTCTCTCTGCTAAATAAGTTCGAGCCAATAATTCTTCGCGTTCTGCTATTCTTGTTAATCTTGCACGATTAAAAAAATTAGCGTGGTCTGCTCTTTCCTGAGCATCACGTGCCTTAATTCTTTGATTCTGCCATTTAGTACGAGCATTGGTTACTGCTCTAGACAATCTTGTCCATTGAATATGTAAACTACCTATATTTGCATGACGCGATTGTCTAGACGTGTGTTGATTACGTGATGTTCGATAAATAGCATGCCTAGTTCCAATATTATTTCGATTTATAGTTTGATTTATAGTTTGATTTGTATTTTGATTTAATACAGGTATTGGAGCTCTACATAATGGACATCGTGCATTATAATCATTATCAATAACTGGTTTAATACATTTTGCGTGAAATTTATGACCACAAGGCAACGTGCTTATTAGTCTGGGAAATAACATTTTAGCCAAACATATAGAACAAACTTCGGCATCTGCTGCTTTATATAATGTGGTTTTAAATGATTTTTGTATTTTCTTCGCACTGTTTTTTTTATATATGCTGTCTAATAGCTGTCTTCGCTTAATAGTTTTTCTTATATTTGTTAGAAATTGACTAGCAATAAGGTTTCGTTTTCGAGTAAAAGAATTGCTTTTACTTTTACTTTTACTTTTACTTTTACTTTTTTTACTTGTGTTTTTAAATAACGAAGAAATAAAGCTTGGCATTACTAAGATAATACTATATAATAATTTAACATAATTTATGTTAATTTATAATATATTATATTATATTATAAAGTAATACATTATGAATTTTAATAACACAAGTATCACAAGCATCACAAGCATTACAACTATTAGTAATAAAAAAATTGTTAAAACCAATTTTTCGCAGTTGTTTAAGCTTTTATATGTTAAAAAATTCTTTTTTATGTTAATTTTAATAAATTTGTTAATTCAAGTAGCCATTACTTATTACGTTCATATAAATTTTAACCGCGTTGAACTTACTAAGGATAACACAATTCGCCGACTACTTATTATTGGAGCGCATATATTAAGTTTTGTTTTTATAATTATTTTAGATGTAGTTCCAATGCCTATTTGGTTAAAATTTATACTATTTTCACTCTTTTCTGTAACAATGGGAATAATTTTAGAAGACATAAAACCTTATGTTGATGAAGAGACCATTAAAACTGCATTTATAGGTTCTATAAGTATATTTGTTTCAATGTTAACATTTGGAATAACACTTATAGGAAGCGCTATTGTAATGCCTTATAAAATTAGTATTGGTCTATTTTTTGTCTTATTAATTTTGTTAATTAGTAGCATAATTCAATATTTTATATATTTATCTTCTATACTTAAAAAGACTCTTCTAGGTTTTACATTATTATTATTTTCTGTATATGTTGTATATGCTACAAATATTATAGCACAACGCAATTATAGTGGGGATTTTATAACAGCATCTATGGATTATTATTTAGAACTATTTAATATTTGTGTTGCGCTATTATATGACACTAGCATGAAACTATTTTATAGTATTAAAAATGGTCTTAAAAAGGATGTTAGCTAAATGCTAGTATATACTTTGATTTTATAATTTATAAAATTTGACGAGTACGTTCACTAACATTGTTTCTATTTTTACTATATATATAAGTAATATAGTTCTCATATGCTATTATATGAAGTCTTAATGCTTCATTATACATGTCATGTGCATTCTCGGCTATTGTGGATGCTCTTTCTGCTTGGCTTCTTAGAAGTGCTACACGCTCGGGGTTGTCTGAACTGTTTTCTATGTCATGATTTAATTCATTAACATGGGCATATGATTCTTCCCACATAGTTCTTGTTTCAACCGCATTTGCATGAGTAGCTTCAGATTTAAATTTAAGAGCTAACTCTTCTTTAAGTTTACTTGGGTCTAAACTTGTTAATTGAATAGGTGCTCTACACTGCGAACACCTTAAGTCAACGTCGCGAGTATTATTTACATAATTATATAAACATCTACTATGCAAAGTATGACCACATTGTAATGTTGTTATTGATTCTTTTAAGTCAATCTTTGATAAGCATATTGGACATATATGTGATTCTTTAATAATAGTTATAGCTGAGTTTAATTTTGTTTTTAGTTTTTGTGTTAGTGCTCTTGATTTTGCATTACGTTCTAATACTTTTGATTTATAACTATTAAGCTTACTAACAAATCGTGTAGCAATAAGATTACGTTTTCGCGTAAAAGAATTGCTTTTACTTTTACTTCTACTTTTACTTCTACTTTTACTTCTTAATATTATTTGTACCTTTTTTGTTTTTCTATTATTAAATAGTGGCATATATTATATAGTACTATAATATAATGCATTAGATTATTGCATTAAATTATTGCATTAGATTATTGCATAGAAAGCGGTATATTACCAAATGTTCTGCCATTTACAAGTGTATTGACTCGAGTTCCAGTTCTATTGGGTTGAATGCGTTTACATGTAGGACATACATTATTTACTTTGAGCCATGCTTCTATGCACCCATTATGAAATTTATGGTTACAATTTAGTGTTTTAATATTTGAACTATTAAACATAGAACCTATGCATATAGCACATATTCCATTAACTAAAGCCTTTCTAAATGTGCGTTGAAGTGTTTTTGCCGCGCGTTTTTTTCTAAATCTTGTATATGAATTTGATTTAGAACGTGACTTAGAGCGTGACTTAGAGCGTGACTTAGAGCGTGACTTTGAACCTGACTTTTTAGATGACACACTTTGAGGCATTATATACAATCTAAATAATATATTATTTTATTAATGTATTATTTTGTTAATATATTACTTACTTTTATTTGCTATTTTTTCTTGTATTTGCTATTTTTTCTTGTATTTGCTATTTTTTCTTGTATTTGCTTTGCTACGTCTTTTGCGTAGTGTTCTTCTTTTTTTACCTTCTGCTTGTGTTTGTGCTTGTGTTGGTGTTTGTCTGGATACAAATGCATTTTGTCTATATGCGCGCAATGGGACCGTTATAAAAGTTAAATTAGCATGTAATGGAATATTCATTGCTCTTATAATTGAATCACATATTTCTATTAACGCAGCAGTTTCTTTTTTATTTGCTGGTGGAAAAGGATTGGTAAGTAAATTTATTAATAAGCTTATATCTTTATAAAGATTGGGTAAACGTAAGACGCCTGCTATAGTTTTATCAGGTATTGTTCTTAATATATCATCTTTTATACGACTTAGCGTAGTTGGATCTGGATTTGTTCTTTCTAAAACAAGTACAAACCTTATTAAAGTATTATAAAAATTAGGAGCACGTGTTTCTAAATCATTTTTATTTACCTTTGTTTGTACTTGGCTTCGTCTACTTTTCTGGATTCTGGATGCCGCATAATTTCGTAATACCAGTTTTGTTACATCTCGTTGTGACCCGTTATACATACTGGCTATGTGAACTTTACTTTCTAAAAATCGATTGCCTGCTTTGTTGTTTCGCTTTAATGTCTTGCGTCCTGTTTTACGCATTTATATATAAAAATATTATTTATAAGTATACTATTTTTATATTGGAAAATTACTAAATGTAAAATTACTAAATGTAAAATTACTAAATATAAAAATATCCGCTTCAATCATAATCTTCATGGTTTCCATTTGCATAATCGTCGTCACCGTTATCATAATTGAAATCATCATCGTCTGGAATGTTAGACATACTATATTCTTCGGCATCAATAGCCTCATCGTTAAGCATTTGTTCATCTAAATCTAAATTATATATTTCTTTGTTCATTGCTGTGACATTATTATTGCGCTGTAATTTCCGTTCTTTTAATGCCTGTTTTTCTAATGCTTCACGTTCTTCATCATAGTTTTCTTTTACATATTGTGTCAATCCTTTTTGCATTCCTATATTCCATTTTTCTAATTTGTTATTTTTCAAAATATTTTCAATTTCGCGTTCTTCATCAGAGAGATTTTTAAGAAAGTCTGTTATTAGCGTTTTCTCTTTTTCTTTTGCCATAACTATTTTTTCTTTTACTTTGGCATAGCCATTGTTTATTAAATTATAATGGCTGCTCATTATGTTTGAATAACACATTATATAGCTAATAATGTTTTTTAGAAAATCGTCTTTATTATAATCAGTTGTTTCTACGTTTTGAATTTGTAACATAAACTCTTGGTCTTCACTAATGTTTAAAAGCTCATTAAATATATTATAAAAAATATAATTGTAAAAAAGTATTATTAGTTTTTCATCAAATATGCTATTAATTTGACCCAATGCAGTTCTATTTATGTTTACAGGTTCAGGGCTTATGATTAATGACTTATTATACAAAAATACTTTCATTAGTTGTGTCAATAATTGTAATTTGTGTGCGACTATTTTAAATGCGCTAGCTAGTTCGTGTTTGTTACTAAAAGTATTTAACGCCCCATAATATTTTTGTATTATATTATAAATATCCGAATAGTGGATGGTTGATAGATTCCAATGCTTAGGAATGGCTCCATAATTTACATTTTTATTACTAATAATTGATGGAAAAATATGTAATATATTATAAATATAATTTTGATAAAAAGTGATGTTTTCCACATCAATAGACATGTTTATAGCTTGAGTAAAGCTAGCTAAATCACTTTTACTAATATTTGGTTGTGCGCTTACTATTTGTAATATTTTTTGTTTTAATGCTATATTAGCACTTCCCAAGTAATTTTTTAGTTTTCGTAGTTCACTATTCTCATCATCAATAATAGAATACGAGTCTAGCATTAACTCCAATCTACTAACAAATAGGTCGTCTAATTTGTAATAATTAGCGTTATTGTAAGCATCTATTATTATTCGCAATGCTTCTACATTATTAATTATTGTAAAGTTAATAGGAACATTTATAATATTGTTTTTGCTCACAATATGTATTAATTCAATAAACGAAGAATAATTATAAATTTTGCCCTCATTTTTGAGAGATTCAATCACTTCTCTTATTGGTTTGTTAGGGTCATAATTTTGTGGTTTATCCATACATAACCCTTTTAGTTCATCGTCTAAAGGCAATTGATTTGAAAAATTACAGAAATAGATAAAGGCTTTATATACTAGCTCTTCACTAAACGAAGTATATTGTGTAATAATTTTTTGTTGCGTGTTTAATGGAATATAAATTTGCGATGAATATGTTAAATTGTCAATACCTTTAAGTATTTCACTATAAAAACTTGCTAAATTATTATATTCTATTATAGCTTTATTAGCAGTTGTAAAATATTGAATAGTATTTTTTTGCGAATTACAACACGCATTTTCTAAAAAGGGGTTATCATTTGAGTTTTTTAATAATGGACTATTACTTTTCACAATATTTTGGATTAGTTCTATAATATGATTTGCACAACTTATGCCTTTTGCTTCGACTAATTCTTTAATATTATTTTTTGTACCGCGCGAAAATGTTTCAAATAACGTATTTTTGAAATTTACTTCTAATGGTTCTAATGCTTGAGAGTCTATTTTAATATCGTTCAATGGAGGATTAAAAGTATGCCAAATGTTAATAGATAAATATTCAGGTATTGCATTGCTAGTATTGCCTTGACTCAATAAAAATTCACGCTTCTTATTTAATGGTTCTACTAATTCTTTATTTGTTACAATGTATTTTGTTACCAATTGTTCAATATTTTTAATTAGTGTGCTTTCCGACATTTTTAATATGCTATTCCATGGAACTATAGAACTTTTTATTTTGTTTGCTATACAAGCTATGTAAGCAATGGACGTTTTGTCCTGTTCCTCGTCTAGTGGATATCCGCTAAATGATTTAATGCATCCCGGAAATGTCTTCTTTGACGTTAACACTGGTATATTTATTTGAATGGCATATACTATAAATGCTAATGTTAATAATAATAATGATGAATTATACATATCATCATACGATGGATTGTTTTTTGCCTTGCCGTCTTTTTTGGCTGTTTTAAGTAACATTTGCTCATATTTTTGCTTTGATGGAATATTTGAATTTAAAAGCGCCAACACATTATTTATTATTACTTCGTGATTATGTGATACATTTATTCCCATCATTTGGCTGATTGCTTTTATAATATTTATAATTACTTGGGCATTAGGGTTTACTGATTTTGCCAAAGGCTGTAAGTTTATAGCATAATCATTTTCTAATTGTTCGCGCGTAAAAACTTTGAACCCTTTATCGTCATAACCCTCATCATTGTCAAATTCAATTGTTTTAATAATATAACCACTATGTTTGTCTACCCAAAAATTATTGTCATCACTTATTGTTCCTTGTTCGGCGCATATAGTATCTAATTCTAATAAATAATTTTGCTTGGTTATAAACGCGTTTGCTAGGCGCAATAAAAATTGTGGCACCAATTTTACACCTGTTTTTATACAATATAACCAATATACATTTTCATTGCTTATAGCATTACGCGTATAATTCAGGCAAAACCGTTTTAATAATTCATATTTCAATGTTACATCTCTAATTTGTAACAAACCATTTCTTACATTTTCATATGGAGAGCGCACTATATTTGAGTCAAATGTTTCTTCTAAACTTAATAAATAATTATTACTATATTCTCGTTTAGCTTTATTTAAAATTGTTATATTTGCTATTCTGCGTTTAGCATTATCATAATTACTATTTATTTTGCTCTTAATTTCTTCTATACTAAAATTGTATTTGTTCTCAAATGTTTTCAATATGTTATCAACCTCTATGCTTAGATTGGTCTTTTTGGTTTTATTTATTGAACCACATTTATCATCTTTGCTTATACACTCTTTGTTTGAGTCGCAAAATATTTGATTGTTTTCGATGTAAAATTTGTCTTCAAAGATTGGGTCTAGTGTCCATACATTATTAACTCGCTTATAAATATAGTTTTTTGAACTTGCTTTGTCTTTTAATACCGCATAATCACCATCTATTATTTCGCGCTTTTCTTCTATTATTGATTTTGCTTCTCTCAAAGCGCTGGTTTTTGTTAATTTCATAATAGTCATTAACTTTGCAGTCAAAAATTGCAAAAAACCGTTTGCATCCATGGATTTGCGCTCACTTTCAAACTGATTTAACATGCTATACAATGTTTTATCGTATATTGAATCGTAAAATATTAGTTTTGAATTATCATTTTCGAGAGATTGAAGGGTTTTATATGCCTTACTCAAGACATAGCTATTACAAGTGGCCTCCACATTATCTAAGTCTTTTAACAAAAGATCTTTAGATGAAAGGGGGGCTCCTGTGTCTGGATTAGTTTGTGTTTGTGTTTGTGTTTGTGATGGTCCTGGTTCAGCCAATTCTTTCTCTCTTGCTTTTATAAAATTATCTAGCAAATTTCCAACAACTAAATCCATTATATTTTTATTTAATGATTGTAAGAAAAACTCGCCACAATCTACAGAGTATAAAAAACTGTATAGTTCTTCATAATTATTAAATAATTCTTCTTTTGCATTATATAATGTAAAAAGTTCATCTTTCAAATCTTTTGCCAATAAATCAAATGAGAAAACTATGTTCTCGTTTTTACCTTTAATAGCATAACTATTTGATGCCTTTACATTTTGCAAAAATGTACCAAAATTTGCTTCGTTTGATTTATATAGTTTTTTGTAAACTTCTATATTATTTACTATAATGGATTTGATAAATTTATAATCATTATAGTGTAAATTATAGCTATCTATGTTTAACGATTGCAAATCATATATAAAACTAAGTAAACTATATTTGCGATGGTTGAGAGAATCAGGATTATAAAGCATAATATACTCATTTAACAATGCTTTATTTGTTGGAATAAAGGACTCAAGTAAATAGTTCATCTTTTCTAAATATGGCAAGTCTAGCGATTTATCAATTGTAAAATAATTAATTGTTTTTAAAAAACTAGCATTATGAATATTAGTATGACTGTTTACGTAACTATCCATATTGTCATTTTCCACAACATATTTATTATAAAACGTAGTGGTATTTAAAAAATCGCTAATATTTACAAAATTCAGATTCAAATTGGCTTTGTCGCATATATTTGTATAATTTGTATTTGCTAATGAAGACTCAAATAATGGCAATGGTAAGCTTATAAAGCCAATTATATTTACATAATCATTTGCTGTTAGCTTGGTGCGTCGTGTGAACTTTTTATTGTTAACATAATATGACTCTAACATTGTTAAACCTTCATTATATACGTCTATCATAAATCGGCTCTTTGACAGACCTCCTTTAACAATAGAATAATTGTAAAAATCATCAACAATATCGTTAATCATCATAATTTGCCCATTTACATTTATATTTTCTGGGCTATTATTTGTATAATTATCAAATAATTGACTAAGCGCTTTTATGTGCTCTTTATAGTTATTTATTTTCTCTTTTGAGCTATTGTTAGCCCATTTTAAAGAGGTTGACGTTAATGCTTCAATAAATTCGCCCATAGATTGATGAGTAAACGCTGTTTCTCCTGCTAAGTCATCATTAGAATCATCATTTTCACTTATTAACAAATTTCGCGCATTGTCTAAAACAGGAAGTAAGAAAGACATTTTTTTGTTTAAATTGTAGATTTGTTCTTTTAAATATTTATAATGTTCGCCGCGTTCGCTTGGTAATTTTGGATAATTATTTGCGTCAAAGTTCGAATAAATGCTTCGTAATTGAACATAATAATTTATTTCATTATGTATTTGTTTTATTACTTGTTCGGTGCGTTGTTCGGGTAAATACGCATTTATTAGTTTATCCAAATAATCATTTGTTTGTTTGTCTAAACTATAACGTTGTTCTTCTTCTGAAACATTTACTTCATGTTCTAAATCGTCTAACTGCATTCCAAGTTCAATAGTGTCAATAATTAATGACTCAATAGCTTCTTTCGAATCATAACTTTTTAGGTCATAATCTAACTCGCTGTTTGGATCTTGAACCAATAATGTGTCACTTGAACTGCTTATAACATCTTCGCCTATACTTTTTGTGTCATCTAATATTGCTAATTGTGTTTCATCTACTTTATCTCTCACAACAATTTTTTCAATGTTTAAATTTTCTGGAATTCCTGAATAAGCAAAATCAATATATATTACATCATTTTCAGGCAATAATGTTACTTCAATCATATCATTTTCAATATTGCTTATAAAGCCGTTTACTACTTTTGGCAATGGTTCTCCAAAATAAATGGAAATGTATTTTCTAATAGCCAAGTTATTTTGGAGAACAAAACTAGGACTACTAGCTCTGCTCATAATAAGTATATTTGCTATTGACTCTTCCTCTAATTTTCCTAATTGTGTTAGGGTTAATGTTAATGACCCAGTAGAGTTTACTAATATTAATTTAGCATTATTTATAAATTTTATAAAATATATTTTGTTATGTAAACCGCTATTGCTTGGGGCATCTAATTGAATAATATCTCCCAATTGAAGATTTACTGAACTTACTATATTAGGAAGTTCTGGGTTTGACATTTGACTTTTAATAGTACTCATAATATATATTTATAATAGTATAATAAATATAATATAATTTTTATAATATAAAGTATAAAAGTAAAAAAGTAAAAAAGTATTATTTATTTTAAGCAATGCTATGTTTTGCTATAATGTATATTTAAATGGTTTAAAGATTTACTAAGTAATAATAGTATTACCATTATTATATGGTAAACATTGTAAATTCTATTAATCTTAATGTTACACATGCATTGACAAATGAAGACAATTATTTTACTATTAAAAAATATACATTTAATAACAATGAATATAAAATTATTAGATATAACAAGGCAAAGCTAAAAGAACTAAATATAGTGAGTGATTATAATAAATATAATACTATTTCTAAATTTCGTTCGGTCATTATTAGAAATAATAAAGTGGTGTGCTTTGCGCCCGAAAAGTCAGTTGATTATTCATATTTTGTAAATAAATACAGCACAGAAAGTAGTTGGTTGGAAGATTACATTGATGGAACAATGATTAATGTTTTTTATGATAATATTAAAGAGACTTGGGAAATTGCTACACGTTCAAGTGTAGGTGCAAACATTGTGTTTTTTAATGATGTTAAAAACTATAAATATTTTGATAATAACAATTATTTTAAAGATTATTACAATCTTACATTTCGCTCTATGTTTTTTGAGGCGTGCAATAGTAATAATTTTGACCTAAATTGTCTAGATAAAAAATACGTATATAGTTTTGTATTACAACATCCATTTAATCGTATTGTTACGACAATTAGCGCTCCGGCTATTTATTTAGTTAAAATATATGAAATTACACATCCAGTTAATAATGTGCTAAGTCTTGATAATCTTAATCATGTTATTGTACATGAAATTGATATTCAGTCGTTAATTAATGTTCCACCATATATTTTTCTAAATAGCACTGTTAAATTGGCTACAAAATATCCGGTTTCTAATTTTCAAGAAATTAAAGACTTTTATGAGTCAAATAATGTATCATATCACTGTGTTGGGTGTTTTTTATATAGCAAAGACGGAAGTAGAAGCAAAATTAGGAACGTAAGTTATGAGGAAGTTAGGAAGCTTAGAGGTAACCAGCCGAAATTACAGTTTAATTATTTAACACTAAAGCAGCAAAATAAAGTAAAAGAATTTCTACAATATTATCCGGAACACACCTTAATTTTTAACAAATTTAAACTTGCGCTTTACTATTATACAAGCAACTTATTTATGAATTATGTTAGTTGTTTTATTCGCAAAGAGAAACCATTAAAAGAATATGATTTTGAATATAAAACACATATGTATAAACTTCATGAAAAATATAAAAACGAACTTAAGCAGGAAAAGAAAATTGTTGACAAAAAGTTTGTGATTAGTTATGTAAATAGTCTTCCGCCTTCTCAGCAAATGTTTCTTTGTAATTTTAAGAATCACAAAACACCAGAGTCTAATGATACAGGCTCCTCGGGGAATGGTTGTGTAGACACATCTGTTACTAGCATGAATGTATGTCCGTCATCGCAAATGACTAGTACTTCGAATGTTAAAGATGAGAGAGAATGTGAATGTGATTGTGAATGTGATTGTGCAGAAGGCGAAGAATGTGAATGTGACACTATGGATTATTAGAAATATTATTAGAAATATTATTACGTTATACTTTTAATAACATTATTTTTATATATTTACATTTTTTTATATTATTTTATATTATTTTATATTATTTTATATTATTTTATATTATTTTCATAAATTATTTTATATTATTTTATATTATTTTCAAAAATTATTTAAAAATAATATACTATAATAGTGTATACAATATGGGAAACTTTTGTAGCTTTTTAAAAAAAAAAATTAATAATGAACCAATTAACACTAACATTAACAGTAATAATAGTCCATTTTTAAAAAATAATGATGCAAAAATAGACATATACTTAGATGAAGATGATAACAAGGACTTGCCTGCTTATAGTCAAGTATAGCACTAATGCTAAGGAATTTCAACATCCTCTTTTTTAACTAATACACTTGGTTTAATAAGTTTAGTAGGGGGTTTAAAAATGCCTCTATGCATTTTTTGCTTTTGCGATAAACAATCATAATGAACTTTCATATAAATTGTTGTTTTGTTTTTGGTTACTGCAATAGTGTACATAAGAACCATTTATATTATATATATATATAAAGTATATATTATACTTTTTATATACTATTTTTATACTAGTTTTAATATACTATTTTTATAAGCTATTCTCTACTTTGAAGCAAAATATTCTTTTATAGAATTGATTACTAATATTGCGTCGTTTACACATTCTTCAAGGTTCAATAAAATATCTTCTTTGCTAATTTGTGCTTTATAGGAGCATTTAATAATACTAAATGTATCGTGTGGGTGTTTTTTTAGAAAACTCACATAATTCAAACTCTTTGATTTTAGAAAGTATTTACTATAAAAATTATATTCCAAAATTTTACCAATTGTGTAATCCTCATTTTCAAGTGTAATAATATAACAATTTTCCATAGTGTCTTCTGCAACACTAATAAAATCGTTATTTACTTTGATTTTTTCTAATGAGCTATATAGTTTTTTAATTAAAATAGACGCTGCTAATTCAACAATTTTAAAATTATTATATACGCCTATTGTTTCTACAATAAAATCAAAGCTGTCTTCGCTAAAGATGCGCTTTGAATCCAAAATTAACCAATCTTTCTTAATTGTTTCTATCTCGTCTTTGCTGTAGCTTTTTGCTAACTCGGCCGATTTTACTTCCCAAGCATCTTTGATTTTTACCAAATCTAATGTATTTCCATAACTACAAGTACTTACCACATTAAACATACCATCATTTTTAGCATTACTGATGCTAAATTTTGCTTCTAAATGAAGTTGTTCTTTATCCATATTTGATGCAATTTGTGGTCTAAGGCGCAAAAGTTCTATAAAGTCACCACTAATTGGATCTGGTGGAAATATTTTACCAACTTCTGCTCTTGTTAAATATTTATTTGTTTTAATATTTTTAATTTTGAAATCTTCGCTTGTTACATAAATAACGCTATTAGTAGTGTTTGCCTTATTTACTTCTAACACATATTCGTCAAGTGGGAACTCGTCTGGCGTTTCAATATGGATTGGAATACTGCTCAAACGTTGCTTAAGCAATTCATTATTTAAACGCGATTTGTTAATATATATTGACACATTGTTTTTCTCATATGGATAGCTTTCTATTACAATTGTTGGAATTTCTGATAATATAACTCGACGCAGTCCATTAGCATAACTAACATTTACATTACTTAGTGTAAATGTTAATGAACCATTTTTTTCATCAACATCTGAGATTTTTGCTTTAAACGACATTATTATATAGTATAATTATAATTTGACTTTATATTTTCAATTTTTATTTAATATTATTTTTGTTAAAGTATTTAGTTAAAAATAATATTAAAAAATATTGCTAAAAGTAATATAAATAATATGAGTTCAATATTATATTATAGTAATTATTGCGACAATTGTAAAAAATTATTGACACTTTTATCAAAATCTGGACAAAAAAATACTATTCATTATGTATGTATTGATAAACGCATAAAGAAAAACAATGCTACCTATGTTGTTTTAGAAAATAATCAAGAAATATTACTTCCACATACTGTTACTGCTGTTCCAGCATTAATGATAATTAATCAAAATTATAAAGTGTTATATGGTAATGATATTAGTGATTATTTGAAACCAGTGGAACAAGCTATAACACAAAAAGCAACAAATTACAATGGGGAACCAAGCGCATTTAAATTTGACGGAATGTCGTGTGGTGTTGTTTCTGATAATTACAGTTTTTTAGACCAAAATAGTGATGAATTATCTGCAAAAGGAAGTGGTGGACTAAGACAATTATATAGTTATGCTACTATAGAACATTCTGATAGTATAGAAACTCCGCCAGACGATTATGTTCCTGATAAAGTAGGCGAAGTAAATATCAAAAATTTAGAACAACAACGCAACTCCATTAATTAGAATGCTTCTTTTTAAGTTGTTTTAGTAAGTGTTTTTTTGGTTTTAGCCCCTTGCTTTGTAATGTTGACCAAACATACTAGAAAATGCCTTGTCTATACCTGCTATAGTAACGTCTTTTGCTGCCTTTTCTTCCTCTTTTGCTGCCTTTTTGGCTGCTTTTTCTGTTTCTTTTTGTTGTTTGGCTAATGCTTTTTCTGTTTCCTTTAGTTGCTTGGCTAATGCTTTTTCTTGTTTTTCTTGTTCTTTCTTAATTTGGCCGGGAGTCGGACCTTCTCTCTTAGCCTTAGATTTACCATGAACAGTTACGCCTATTAATGGTGCTGGTGCTGGTGCTGGTTCTTGACGTGAAAAAATAGAAAGTGCATTGTCTAGTGCTACTCTTGTATAATCAGCAGCCAGAGCTTCTTTCTCTGCGTCAGTAAGTTCTTTAATAGGCGACGTCTTCCTGTTAATAGCTTGTAAATTATTTGGTTTTCTTACAAACGTAACAACTCCACCTTTTTTGCTACGTCTTCTATATTTTCTATGTTTTCTTTTAACACTTCTTTTATTTGTATAGGCCATTATATATATTACTAAATATTATTATTTGTTTTTATAAAAACATTTTAGGATTTTATAATAAGATTATATAATGGATAAGCGCATTTATTTATTTATTCCATTAGTTTCTGTTAATAGTGTTGCTTATTTTTATCCAATATCTAAAGATAGTGGAAAAGAAGTATGGTTTAGGCCGCCGCCATATGTTTTTGCTATAGTTTGGCCAATATTGTTATTATTAATTGGTTATTCGTGGTATTTAAGACCTAATTTTGTGTTTTATTACGCAATTTTGACCTTTCTTCTATCATCTTGGTCTATTGTATGGAACTATAATAAATTTTATGCTTTTATACAAATTATTAGTACATTATTATTTACATTATTTTTAATATTATACAAATATGTTAGAAAATCCTCTATTTTATTAGTGCCGCTCTTTTTATGGTTAAGTTTTGCTAGTTTGCTTAGTTTTTATAGCATCTAATAGATTGGTTTTTGTTTCAAGTTTTAAATTGTTTTGTTTAAACTATTATTTATTAATTTAAAGTTTATAATTAATAACTAATTTTTTATTTAAAGTTATTATTCTATTTTTATAATAATGACTATCTCTACTATTAGTAATAATGATGCAATCATTGCACTTAATTTTTATAAAATTATTAAAGATTTAATTGTTGATTTAAATACTAGTTTTGGTGACAAAATAAGTGTTAAAATAGCAAACAATAATGATTATCAAACCATTATTAATTATAAATTACCCAATTATAGTGACGATGTAAATATTGATGAATATGTTTCTACTATTGATTTAAGCACTATTGCTCCTGAATTCTTTAACTCACTTAATATTATATATGAATATTGCAAGGGAACATTTGCCTTAAGAAGTATTGATATTTTATATCAAAATGAAGATATGTTTTTAAATAAGTCTAAAGTACAAACAGGTGACACATTAATTAATACTGTTTTTTTACCTGATATTGATTTTGCAGAGCTATATTATGATGATACTAGTAGCCAAACTAAGCAAACATTATGGAAGTATTTACAAGTAATTTTATTTAATATTATTACTTCTATTGAGGATGTTTCCTTTTTTGGTAACTCATTAGAATTACTTAAAATTATTGATAGTAACAAATTTTCATCCAAATTAGAAAGCACAATTGATGAATTATCTAAAATGTTTTCATTTAAAGAAAAAAAGGATGAAAAAGATGGTGAAGATGAAGATAGTGAAAATGAAGATAGCGAAAATGAAGATAGCGAAAATGAAGATATCAAAAATGAAGATAGCAAAAATGAAGATAGCAAAAATGAAGATAGCAAAAATGAAGATAGTAACAATAAAAATAAAAATGCACATGGTGGTAAAGATAAAAAATCAAATAAACACACTATGTTTCCCAACATAGATTTAAACAAAATGTTTGATATTTCTATTAATAATATGCATGGATTATTTGATGAAATGCTAAATGATTTATCCTCTAATTTTAATAATTTTGAAAATAAACAAAATGCAACTGGCGATGCAACTGGCAATGCAACTGGCAATGCAACTGGCGATAATAATAATGCTTATGCGATTCCAGATAAAGATGAATTGTTTTCTCATATAAATAAATTAATAAATGGAAAAATAGGATCTTTAGCAAAAGAAATAGCCGAAGAAACAACCAAAGATATTGATATGGAAGCTATAGGAAACATTAATGATGTTAATGATGTATTAAAAGGGTTTATGAAAGACCCTTCTAAATTATTAGGTCTTATTAACAATATTAATAATAAAATTTCAAGCAAAATGAAGGATGGTTCATTAAAAGAAAGTGAACTTTTAGAAGAAGCTGCCAGTATTTTTAAAAATATGAAAAATATACCAGGTATGGATAATTTTAATGATATTTTAAAATCAATGAATCTAGATAAAATGATGCCAAAAGGCGGAAAAATTAACCCAAATGCTTTTCAAAATATGATGGAACAAAATGTTAAAATGTCTAAAATGAGAGAACGTATGAAGAAAAAAGCAGAAACATGTAATCCAGGTTCAAAAAATAATGATACAAAAAAAACAAATGCTTCTAATCAGAATAGTGGTAATGACAATGTTAAATTAGATGATATAACTGCAAACTTGTCTTCTTTAATGAAAGAAATGAATCATAATACAAGTTTTATTGATTCAATTATAAAAAATCAAGCTACAAAATCAAATCAATCAAATCAACCTACTCCAAGAACTAATGATGAAAACTCTAAACGAAGAGACAATAATAAGAAAAAAGTAAATAGAAAAAAGTAAATATAAAATTAATATAGTAAAATAATTATAACATTAATATAATATAATATGACTTTTAATACTATAGAACCAAATATATCAAAAAATGAGGGTCAATTAAAAAATAGCAAAGAAAAAAAGGATATAAAGGAAACATTCAAATCATCAATGTTAGATGAACAAATTAATAATAATATTATTTGGTATGAAAAACCCAGTCTATTATTTAGTATTAATTTAATTACTGAATTGTATCCAAAAGAAAATATGAGTCAAGAACAAAAAATTAATGCTATAACAAGATTGATTATGATTTTAACATTTATAGGCTTTGTTTTTTTAAACAATACAAACATTCTTATTAGTGGCATTATTGCCATAATAATACTAATTTTTTTATATTATATAATAAAGCAGCGAAATGGTAAAAATAACATGAGAGAATTATTTACAAATACAAATGCATATGATAAAGTCAAACATAATTTCACAAATCCTACTAAAATAAATCCTACTATGAATATACTATTACCTGAAATTCAAGATAATCCAAATAGACTTACTGCAGCTCCATCCTATAAAAAACCTGTTGTTGACAAAATTAATGAAGAAACAAAAAAGTTTATTTTGAGTAATTTTAATAATTCAGAAAATATTAGGGAAAAATTATTTAATAGTGGCTCAAATGAATTTGATAGTAACAACTTTGACTTTGAACAATCAATGCGACAATTTTATACAACAGCAAATACTAAAATCCCAAATAATCAAGCTGAATTTGCCAAATTTTGTTACGGAAATATGGCATCTTGTAGAGATGGCGATGTTGAAATGTGTTCAAGAAATATTCCACGTCATGTTATGTTATAGTACTTTTTATTTTTTATTTTGTATTTTTTGTTTTGTATTTTTGTTTTTAATTAATTTTTAATTAAAATGTTATATTTATTTAATAAAAATATTATATTAATTTAATATATTAAATTAATATATAATGACTACTACTGCTTATCCATATACATTTGATGCAATGTCTAGAATTGGTAATGATAATCCAGCAATAGACCAACGTAATGTTCAAAATATTCATAATGCTAATTATAATTTAGAAAATTACTATCCAGCTTGTCCTATGTCAAAAGCGCAAGATTTTGCCCTAAACCAACCCAATGTATTTTATAATGGTTCGCATGAAGGTGGTATTAAAGGATGCGCTATTGAGGCAAATAACGAGTTAAAATATACACACATTAGTCGCCCTGCTTGTAAACTAACTTTGAATCCACGTCCTTTTTTAACTGTTCCATATTTAGGTAAAGGTTTAGGCGATATTGAGACCGAATTTCAATTAAAAACAGGACAAAATGACCTTAATAAAAAAACTATTAACAATACTATGGAGCAATGCTTTAATGATAATGCTAATTATCCATTGCTTGATAATGTAAAGCAAACATTAAACAATAGCGCATATATTATAGAAGACGATGCACTAAAAGGATGGCAGCGTGGTGGAATGAGCGCACGCGAATTTGCTCGTAGCCAAGATACTAAAAAATAGAAAATTTGAAAAAAGAAAAAATTAAAAAAGAAAAAATGAAAAAATTATTAATATTACTTACTAAATAAGTAATATTAATTTAAAGAAAAAAGGATTAAATTAATGAACACGCTTAGTATATTGTTTTTTATACTTTTTGCTTAGTTTAGCATGTCTTCTATTTGCTTGTTTTGTTTGTTTTGTTTGTTTTGCTTGTTTTGTTTGTTTTGTTTGTTTTGCTTGTTTTGTTTGTTTTGCTTGTTTATACTTTCTCTTTTTTACAGACTGTCTTAGCTTTCTTAGTTTTCCACCGACTCTGAGTGAATAACGCGTCCTTGGTTTAGGTCCATGAGGCCATGGTGGTTTACCAGTTGCTATACGTTGGGCAGCTAGATAATCGTTAATAATTTTGTACATTTTACGCTTAAATATATCAATTCTTTGTAAAAGTGCTGTATTAGAAGTTAATAGATCAGCATAGATAGGTTCTCTTGAATAAGGATCCTTTGGTTGTTGCTCTTTTGTAAAGTCCGCTATAATTGATTTTAATATATTTGTTTTTTCATATGTACGTCTATAAGGAACAAATTTTTCATAAACAGGGGACACCATAAAATCTGAAGTTAACGGGCATAAAAATTCCTCAGGAATTTCTTCTATGTCTTCTCTTTGTTCTGTACGCGCTAGTTTATACTTTTCATATAACGTATAAAATGCTTGTCTTGTTTTATCGTCTGATATTATTACTGTTTGTAACTCATATTTATCTGGAGTACTACTCTGAGTTCTAGTTCTATTTAGATTATTTCTATATTGTTTTAGTCCATTTCTTATCGCAATAATATTATAACGCGCTTGTACTTCCGTGCTTATTGCTTCTTCTGGTATATCGTCTTGTTGAAGTATGTTTCTCAGATTTTCAACTGGAACATCCACATACTTTTCCAATGCCAATACTGGATATTTAGTATGTAGATCAGCTATTATTTTTTCTACTACATCAAATTTATTATCCAACACAAATGCATCTGCTTCTACTCCTCTTTCTGCTCCTCTTGCTGCTCTTTCTACTTCTGCTTGTGCTTGTGCTGCTTGTCTTTCTGCTTGTGCTTGTGTTGCTTGTCTTTCTGCTTGTGCTTGTGCTTGTGCTTGTGCTGCTTGTGCTTGCGCTGCCTGTGCTTGCGCTGTTGCTGCTTGTGTTGCGGCTGCTTGTGCTCGTGCTTGGGTATACTGAATTGCTCGTGATTGTGCTACTGCTAATCGTTGTGCTTCTAAATCGTTTCGTCGCCTTGCCTCAATAGCCTCTTCTACCATAGTATCATCATAAGAATCACGTGGCACCGGTTCTACCCTAACAGGAAGAGTTCGTGCTCGTCCAGTAAATCGCAGCAAAGGCATTTATATATATTAAATAGAAAATAGTAAATGTTAAATATTAAATGTTAAATAATACACTTAAATAAATAATGTTAAATAATAACTAGTAAATGATTAACAACGGCAACACTAGTTTTTTTGACAATCTAAAAAATATGAATTATAAGTGTGACTTTTTATGCACCTATAAATTATTAGAAAATGAAGAAACTGAAGAAACTGATTGCGCTAATTTGTGTTATCAAACACAACTATTACAAGCTTTAAATATGAAAAATTATGATGATTTTATAATTACAAAAAACATTGAAGCCCTATATTTCTTTTTAAAGGATAATAATGAAGTTGTTAGCTTACTACTAGTATTAAAAGAAAAATACAAAAATAGTTCTATGGCTTTTTTCATTGAAAATGAGCTAGCATTATTTCAATTATTATTTAGTTATGATTATTTTGATATTTTTCATAAATGTTTATCCAAATATATTATAACTAAAACGCAAACAACAGAGTTAATTATTGACAAAAAATATTTTGATGAGGTTTATAAGGTTATAAACGCTAAATAATGATTAATATTAGTCTTTGACTAATATATTAGTCTTTTACATAGCTATTAGAACATAATTTTTTTATTATTTTTTCTTCATTGTGTTCTTTATTATTTGCGATTGCTACCAATGTATGTGTATAATAATTTTGCTTTGACTCATTATTTTGAAAATCGGGGTTTTCTTTTGTCCAATTACATAATGCAGAAAATTGTTTTGTTGACACTTCTTTTATTACATTTTTAATTTTATCTTTGTTTACATCTTTTTCCCACTCATTATTTTCTTTTATATATAATATTTCCCGCTTTATATCAGTGCAATGTATTGGTCGTTGATATAAATCAAGTTTATTCATATTTTCTATTATTACATTACTTAGTCCGTTTACCAAACCATTTTGCTTTGTATAATCTAATTGAAGGAAACTCACTTCAATAGACCGAATAAAATCACGCATATTTATAGCATCTTTGCATTTTTCGTTTAAAAATACTTGAATGTTAAACTTATGATTGTTTGTTGTTATTGTTGTATTACCCAATTTGGGTATTAGTTCTTTAATTGTATTTGTTAATTCTATAATTTGGTCTTGCTGCTTCTTTACTACTTCAAATATTAGTTCGTTAGATAAATTTAACACATTTGAATTTATAGAATTTGAACTATTATCTGTTAATTGTGTTGGTGTTAAAAAAGAACATATTTTTTTGTGTGTGTATAAACTTTGTCTATATTTATAATTTTTACCGCATTCACAAGTAAAGATTAATTTGGAACTTTTTTTGTCAAAATCATGCGTTTGTGTAAGTATTGTGTGTTTACGTGTCAAAAGATGACGCTCATATTGACTACTACGACATGTATTATAGTCACAAATAATACAACAATAATTTTTGGAACTTTTTTGGAACTTTTTTTGCAACATTTGTAAGTATAAAATACTTACAAAAAAAGTTCCTAAATTATTTTTATAAAAATACTAAAAAATTTATGGTAACGTTTTTTTCAAGGCTATAAATTTTTCAAAGCTTTATGGTCTAAAACTGAAAAACACGTTTTTTTAGACTATAAAAGGCAAAACATTATAAAATAGGACATTTATAAATGTCCTTTTTTCAAAAAAATTCTGAAAATATTTTTTGGTAATTATGCACACAATTTGTGAATACTTATTTTATTATCATAAATGCTAATAAAATAAGAATATTTAAATTTTAAATTGTTACCATGCTAAAAAAAATTGAATTATAAAACATTATACTATTTTATAAAAGTATAAGTAACATCTTTATTATAAATTATGACAACAAGAACCACAAGAGTCACAAGAGTTATGAATGAGCGAATTGCTTATGAAGTGGCAATAGGTAATGCTCCTGTCGCATATCTTGACGAACTACCAAATGAAGGTACTAAAATTACTAAAAACAATGCAAATGATTTTATTGGTTCTATAATTGTTTATAAGGTTTCTAATCAATATGTATATTCAAAAATAGAAAGTGTAACCCCTACTATGATAAAAGTTATTGATTTAGATTTTATAATTGCTCCTTATGGAATATTATTTTATGAAAATAATACTCCAAATCCAGTAACTTGTGGGTATTTAGGGTTTGGTAGGACAATACATGTTGTAGCAAATGCGGAACTATTAGAAAGGATGATTTAACTATATTAATTTCTAACAATTAATAGATTTATTATAATTCAAATGCGTCAAAATTATAATAAATTTTTTTATTCTTATTTTTTATTCTTATTTTTATTTTTATTTTATTTTTATTTTATTCTTATTTTATTCTTATTTTATTCTTATTTTATTCTTATTTTTTTATTTTTATTGTAAACTGGGTCGTTGATAGTTTTCATATACTAGTGGGTATGGCATAATAACTGCTTGTGGTCTATCAAAAAAATCTTTTAAATCAATAGTTCTAATGCTAGGAACAACAACAGTGCAAGGGGTTTCTAAATTAGTTGAACCAATGCCTCGCAACTGAGATTCAATATCAATTGCATTATTTGCCAAAGCATCTCTAGAAATATGACTTGGCATATATCCTATTGACGGAATACAATCACTTATTGGTCTACCACTTGATGAGTGTATATAAAATGTTTCATTTAAAATTTTCTCTTTACAAGATTTTTCTAAATTATAGTTTATTTGACTATTTCTATTTCTTGTAGATGACATTATATATACTTACTTTATTAAAATAAATTTCAATAAAGTAACATAATTTTGAGTTATTTAAATTGAGTTATTTAAATTGAGTTATTTAAATTAAACTTAATTTGTACTTTAATTGGCTATTATGTGATTCAATAGTAGCATTAATAATGTTAAGTATATTAAATAATCTAATGTTATTATTATCTTCTATTCGCTTTGTAATTTTTTCTCGAGCAATGTCATATTTAATAGATTTCAGTGCACTTGATTGTGATTGTTTATCGTAGTTTTTACTTGATTTTGATTTTGTTCTAAATTTTTTATTATCAGTTCCCTCTTCAAATTCATCCTCGTCCTCATCCTCATCCTCATCGTCGTCCTCATCCTCATCAAATTTACGTTCAAGTGTTTTTTTTACATCATTGGCAAAAGCTTTATTTACACTAATTAATTTTGTTGCTTGTAAATTTGTAAACAAATCTCTCTCAAGGCCAGAACTCATTTCTTTAGCTAGCAAATTTATTATTTCACTATATGCTTCTGATTCATCACTATTTTCATCACTATTTTCATCACTATTTTCATCACTAGTTGAGTCAGGTTTTTTAGTATTTTTAGAATTAGTGTTAATATGCAACAATAATTTTCCCATCAAACTATTAAATGATATAGATTTTTGCTCAGCTGGGTCATTTGTCATACGGTCAAAAAAATGTTTATTTAATGGTTCTTCAAATGTATTGTAATATACGTAGTATAACATAAAGATTAATATTTTTAAAGCATTGGCATTTATTGTTTTACTATTAGAGTCATCCACTGAAAGTTGTAATGTAAAACTACCCATAATAAAATTATATTATGAGTATAATAAAATATTACAATTATATTAAAATATTACAATTATATTAAAATATTACAATTATATTAAAATATTACAATTATATTAAAAT